TTTTTTGGCATTGCAGCATATAAATCGTCCCACCATACTGAACTTCTTGCGCCGCCGTTGGTGTGAATTCTTAAATCAATATAGGGAGCATGATCCTTGAGATATTGGCACATTGGAATGAGATCATTATTCATTATAGGATCTCCAAAGTTACCGCAGAAGTAGACTCCTTTTAATTGTGCCAATGTTTCTTTATCAAAAATCTTTACAAATTCATCATAGGTCCAGTCAGCTAACTTTAAGTTGGGATTTTCTAATCCGCTTTTGTAGTTGCGAGGACACATAGGACAGGCTGCTTGGCAGCGTGTGCTGATTTCTAAATGAACTGTTTTTAATTCGTTAAACTTAAACATTGAGTCCTATGATCATAAATCTTTTATATAGAGGTAATTCTAACTCGCCTGCCCATAACACATTGATTTTAGACTGTGTTTTAAACTGGGCAAGGTCTGTTGCAATTCTTGCGTGTTCAGGTATATTGTAGTTGTTGCTTTGTAATACTAACAAGGAATTGTAAGGCATTCCACTTAACCAGAGATCGTATTGGTCCTGTGTTATATGTTCACAGCTGGTATTAATGACCACATCGGCATCGCTTCGTATATCACACATGTCAGCAGAAACCGCACGGAACTTACCTGCAATTTCTTCTTTTTTATTCATCATTGTGGCAATGGGCTCACAGGTAGGATCGATGTCAATACTTCGTATATGTTTATAACTAGGACCTATCTCTGACTGGAACATAAGACTGGCTAGTACACCTACCCACCCACCGTGAATATCTACAGTAACAAAATCGTCAATGTAGGGTGTTAGATTTCTAATTAACCACTCTTTACTTTTGAGTTGGCCGCTCCAAAATGCATCCATGGTACGTATAGGATCTGGGCTTTGCCTAATGGCCTGCATCCAATAGTGTAAATGTTCAGTATCTATTTTCATAATATATTGCCAAGCTCGGGAAATATATCTTTGGCCGAGGTGTTTCTAATACTATCCAAATTATTTACATATTCTTTAAAGTCGGGTAATAGATGACTATGATCTTCAGCTAGAACAAACTTTAAAATACTTTCCCATCTGTTCCAACCATTAGGATTATGTTTCCAGAAATCGTCATCTTGTCTATAGTTATCCCATAGCCATTGTTTAAATTCTTCAAAGTCTTTTGTAAGTTGTTGCTTGTCTTCAGCAGGTAGTATTCTAGCACTTAAAAATGTTGGAATATACAACATGTGCATATTTAACAGGCCGCCACCCGCTTGGTATTCACCAACATAAAAATTATTAATTTTTTTAAAATTTTGTTGAACCTTCCATTTGGCAACGTCTATAATATGTTTAATGTTGAATATTTGCACAGCACAAGCAATACCTACCTTGATATTATCAGGAGTATTATCCAGCTTGTGCAGTGCTGTAACCGTTTCGTTCCAGCTGACTGGATATCGAATATAATGATTTCGATCATCTAGCGCATCAATACTAAATGCAAATCTCACTTCTTTAAACTTAGACCAAATGTCAATAATCTCGTCGTTGAGTAATACACCGTTTGAGTTATATCGTACGGTGATGTTGCCGGCAAATCCTCTAGCAATAACTTCTTTTAGGAATTTTTTATGTTCCTTAATCATCAACGGCTCACCGCCAGCAAAGTACAGTTGTTTTATATTAGGAATCTGTTGAAATATTTCTTCCCATAGTGCCGGATTCTCGTACCAACGGTTATTAAATTTGGTTTTATCCCAATTAATTTGCTGAAGAATAATTGGACTAGTTGTTTTTTTAATTAGTTTTGGATAGTCTTCAACCCATTTACTACTATCGTGAGGAGTACACATCACACATTTTAAGTTGCAAGTATGACCTAATCTTAAGTCTAGATATCGTACTATTGGTGGAACAGTTCCGTCGGCTGCTGTTTCGGCGACCAATTCACTTAGATCAATTCCTTCTTGATCCCAATAAAAAGTTTCCCATACTCTTTTGCTAACAATTCCATTAGCTTCTTCTTCAAAACATTTTGCGCAACTAAGTGGAATTTTTCCAGCCATCATAGTTTTGCGTACATCTTGCATATACGCATTGTTGAATGCGCTCATGAGAGTTTCATTTGTAAAATTTGCAGGCTCGCCGTTTTCTTTTTTTACCAAGCCAGCATCTAGTATTCCCTTAGTGGCTTGACTGGCATTGGAACCGCAACACAGTCTAGCATCTCCATTTGGCCTAGTTGCAATATGAATCCATGGAAGAACGCAGAAGGTGGGAGAATTGGTAGTCTCTGCTATAACATTAATGTATTTTTTAGCTTTATCTAACATCTTTATATTATACGTTGTTATGCATTAAATAGCAACCAGTTGTTGCCACTCATCTTTTGATATACTTGGTATATTAAGATATTCTTTTGTGCCAATAGGATCGTACCAAACACAAAATTGATAGCAGTCTTTACAGTTATTAGCACAGCACTGATAAAGGCGATCGTCGTAGATCAAATTATAACCTGTATTCTTGATCAAGAATTTACAAAACTTTTCAAATTTCTTCCAACTTATTTCAGCGTTATCATACTGGACTCCTCTAGAAATAAACAGCACATCTTTACCCCACTGGGCATAATTGTCCAATGTATACTTTACATTGTTATAAGTTATTTCTAAGCCTTGCCCAAGGTTTCTAAAATAAGGATTGATATAAGCTCTGTTGCAAAATCTAGATACATTGCTGGGCCACCTTCCGTTATTATATATGCCTTGAAAACTTGCAGTCTCGCCGTTTCGCATGGTTACAATCATATGCTCATAGGTATCAAGATCGATATTTTGATAATTCTCCCATAACCCGTGGCTCTTATCAGCCTGCGCGATACTATAAAGTTTTTGCCATTCAGCAGTATCAGCAGTTGCTAACAGATATTGATCCATTGATTACTTGGCCTCGCATATTACTAAATGTATTCTAGGTTCCCAGCCGCCGTTAAACACAAAATGTTCTCTAGTAGTGTCAACTTTGTAAAAATGACCATCTGCTGGCATATGATAACATTTTGCAGCCATGTCAAGGTCTGGACTAGCATCACCAAACAAGGCATATCTGTTAGTTTCTAGTACGTAATGATATCTCATTTCAAGGTCTGCATGAATACTTAAACCAGTCTTAGGCAGTAACCTCATATACCTAATTCTACCAAATTTAGTATGCTCCTGTTCGGCCAATGTTGCTAGTATGTTTTTAGTATATTGACCCATGTTAGGATTGATTTCTGTAAAGTCTGACTCTTTAGCAATGAATAATTTTTTCTCTTTATCGTATAAGCTACCTGAAGCATCTAGGATAATATTTTTAGCACCGATTCTATAGGTTATGCCTATTTGATTGCCAGGAGCCTGTGATACCAAATCCATACTGGGCCAGGGAGTTTTAGCCAGCAACGTATCGAGGTCAGCTTTCATCTGATCCAAGTTTGCTGTGTATTCTAATTTTTGTATAAAGTTCATTCCAATCTCCTAAAAGCCCAAAAGCGTTCTTCGCACCACCAGCATTTACCACAATGCCCTGTGCTTAGATCCTGAGCTTCACAACTGCGTGTCAACGGGAACAATGTTTCTAACAAATTGTGTTCCTTATATAAACATGAAATGGCTTGTTTATTCAAATCAAAAAACGGTTTTATTTCATAAAACTCATATTTTTTTGATTCGTGTTCCACTGTAAAATATCGTTTTTTTTCTTTTACTTTGCCAGCTCCCCTTATATTTTCAACATCTTGTAATATACCCCAATTAAATCTACGTTGTACTTCTTCGGGCGGGTTAGTTGTTATTCCAGAAAACAATACTTGAAACTCGTTATTTTTAATATTTTCTTTATTCTTTATTGCATATACAGCTTGATATTCAGAATATATCCATCCACTTGCTGGTGCAGGGTATACTATTTGATCTTCAAACAACTCTTTGGCATCTAATAGTTCTTTTATTTTTTCAGTAACTGACAGGAAACCAAACACTCCTGGTTGTTTTTGAACTGTAAAAGGTTTAAGTTTGATGGGAAGATTTTCTTCTTTGATTTGCTTTGCTAGTAGATAGCACAGTAACGTACTGTCTGCGCCGCCCGACATCCAAACACCAACAGTGTGTATCTTATTGCCCCCAGGGGTATGGCTAGGTATTTCTATATTCATGGTGTTATCTTAATAGGAATTGTTGATACTTTGGATGGTTAAAAAACTCCAATCGGATGTGTCTATGCTTGTAGGTCCGGTTCACAAATCTTTACAATGTCGATAACAACTGTTACACAAACTGACAGTATTGTGGATGAATAACATTATACAACCTTGTACATCAAGCCGGCATTTAATCCTAACACTACCCGTGGGTCATCAATAGGATTCTTTTGAGTTTTGTGGTATAACCATCCGGGAAATAATACAAGTTTACCAGGTCTGGGTTCAACTACATGGTCAAAAAAGAACCTTCCTTGTTTACTTTCTTGAGAATCATAATAAGGTAATCTACCCCTAATTAATTCATTAGGATCTACCAGTACCAAACATCCTTGGTCGGGACTTGCATCAACATAAAATGATCCAGCTATTTCAAATGGGCTGTGATTGTGTTGAATAATATTTCCGCCCTTAGGGGTTAGATTACTCCACATATGAACAATTTCTGGAGTAACAAAACGACTATATTGCATAGCTTGCCAATAGTTAATGACCTGTTCCTGTATCCAAGACATTAACTCAGGATATTCTAAACGAAGATGTAAGTCTCTATACATGCCATCTTCAGTTCCTTCTAAACTATACGATTGATTAAACAATC